AATATGCCCAGCGTGCTGGAAAAGTGGTGAGGATGTATGGCAGAGATTTGGGAAAGGCAAAAGAATGAAAGCAGCAAGGCATACGCTGCTTTTTGTGTTTATAGGGATTTAGGTCCTGAGCGAAGTCTGGATAAAGCTTTGTCTGAAGCCAACAAAAAACCGACAAATCGCCGACATTGGTCTAGGTGGATGGAGAAATACCGATGGTATGAACGGGCTCAGGCATATGATGACTATATTGAACGCAAAAAGCGGAAAGAGAAAGAGAAGGCGATCCTCGAGATGGCCGATCGTCATGTAAAGTTGTCGAAGGCTTTCCAGCAAAGGCTCGCACAAAGGTTACAGCAGATAGACCCGTCAGAATTGAGCCCGTCAGACATGGCAAAATGGCTTGATGTGGCAACGAAACTAGAGAGATTGAGCATAGGCGAACCAATCGAGATAGGCAAGCAGGAGGTGCAAGGGCAGGTGACGCAGAGGCATGAATACGATATTACGCACAGAGTTGAGCAATACGCAGATGTCTACCGCCAGCTTGTACGACGAGGCGTATTTTGCGGCAGTAATGAGGGCGACGATACTGGAGAATCCATGGATACCACATGATCCAACACCGAAGCAGGCAATATTCCTGCTTATGCCGGATTTAGAGGTGCTATTTGGCGGGGCAGCCGGTGGAGGGAAATCAGACGCCTTGCTGATGGCTGCGCTGCAGTATGTTGAGGTGCCTGGCTATGCTGCTATTCTGTTCAGGCGGACATACACTGACCTTGCTCTGCCCGGTGCGTTAATGGACCGGGCGCACGATTGGTTGAGTGGAACGGCGGCGCGCTGGAGTGAAAGAGACAAGACATGGACGTTTCCCTCCGGGGCCACCTTGAGCTTCGGATATTTGGAAAGCGAAAACGATAAGTACCGCTACCAATCGGCCGAGTTTCAATTTATTGGCTTTGATGAGCTTACCCAGTTTACTGAAACCCAATATCGTTACTTATTCTCCCGGCTCCGACGGCTGGAGGGTTCAAGCATACCGCTCCGTATGCGGGCGGCGTCAAACCCCGGCGGCGTAGGGAATGAATGGGTTAAACAGAGATTCATCGTTGGCGACAAGCCGTTTGTTCCGGCCAGTTTGGACGATAACCCGCACATAGACCGGGAGGAGTATGTAAAGAGCTTAATGCACCTTGACCCGATAACCCGGGAGCAACTCCTCAAAGGGGATTGGACCGCAAGGGAAGCGGGAAATAAGTTTAAACGCGAATGGTTTGAGATAGTGGACAGTTATCCCGCAGATGCAAGGATGGTCCGGTACTGGGATCTGGCGGCTACAGAACCGAAGCCGGGTAAGGACCCGGACTGGACAGCAGGGGCATTATTAGGTGAAAAAGACGGGATATATTACATTATTGACATAAAGAGGACCAGGGCCACACCGCAGGGTGTGGAGAACCTTATAAAGCAGACAGCAGAATTAGATGGCAAAAAAGTAACAATCTACATGGAACAGGAACCTGGCAGTAGTGGGGTTAACACTATAGATTATTACCGGCGCAGAGTATTGGCCGGTTTTGCTTTTTATGGGAATAAAACAACCGGCTCTAAAGAGATAAGGGCAAATCCCGTTAGCTCTGCAGCAGAGGCAGGAAATGTGAAGTTGGTCAGGGGGCCATGGATAAACGACTTTCTTGACGAAGCAGAGATTTTCCCCAACGGCGCGCATGATGACCAGGTTGATGCTGTGAGTGGCGCCTTTGAAATGTTAGTGCGCCGTAAAGGAATTGGGATAGTAAACAAACCTCCCGGCTGGTAAGGATGGTGATATTGTTGCTTACAAATTTGGATTTTATCAGACCCGGCAAACCCTGGCCGCCGCCGACAGAAGCGGAGCGGTTGGAAAGATATGCTCAAAATAGGCTGTTGTTCGAGGGCAAACACGAGCTGGTATACAAAGACTGGATAAGGCTGATCCGTGAAGACCAGCAGGCTACCTTGGAGATGATTCTGAATTGGCACAAGAGACTTTCTACGCTTTTTGCAGATTTGCTTCTCGGTGAACCGCCACGGATTACCGCCGGAGAACAAGACAGTGACGAACAAAAAGCCGTTGAACGTCTAATCAACGACAACGGTCTCTATAATGTGGCTTATGAGGTTGCCTTAGACGTTAGTCGTTACGGTACAGGAATATTCAAAATTCGCTATGACGGCCGAGCCATAATCGAAGGACAGCAGCCGGCGATCTGGTTTCCGGTGGTCAAACCAGACAACATCAAAGAGATTCAGGCGCATGTTCTGGCTTGGACATACGAGGAAGAGGCCCAGGAACGTGGCAAGACCGTTAAAAAGAAGTACCTGCAAANGGAAATCCACGAGCGGGGCAGGATTACGACAGCGAAATATCCGATTGAGAATAACATAATCGGCCCGGCTATAGAGCAAAAAGAGACAGAAACCGGTGTAGATGAATTCTTGGTTGTTCCGGTAAATAACATCCTTACCACCGACAGAATAACTGGCCTTGATGACTACTGCGACCTGGACAGCATAATTCAAGAGCTAGAGGTTCGTATTGCACAGATAAGCCGCATACTTGATAAGCATGCAGACCCGAATATGTACGGGCCGGATACGGCACTGGAGCATGACCCGATAACGGGGCGGTGGGAATACCGAGGCGGGGGTAAATACTTTCCTGTCGGAGATGGGGAACAGCCGCCGGGGTACGTCACATGGGACGGACAGTTGGAAGCGGCCTTTAAGCAGATTGACTTGCTCATGGAGCAGCTCTACATCTTGAGCGAGACATCAGCAGCAGCCTTCGGCCAACTAAAGGCAGGGCTTGCAGAGAGTGGCACAGCATTAAGACGATTGATGATGGCGCCACTGGCCAAAACAAACAGGATTCGATTAAGGTTTGATCCGGCGTTGAAAAAAACTCTTAAGCTAGCTGCCGCTTTGGAGGTAGCTCAAGGCATGTCAGGAGCTGCAAAGCTGGATCACATCAACATTGACTGGCAAGATGGCCTGCCTAACGACGAGACAGAAATAACCAATACCACGGTTGCACAAAAGGAAAGCGGTCTAATTAGCTTAGAATCTGCATTGCGACGGCTGCATGGCCTAGAAGGTGAAGCGCTTGAACAAGAAGCTGCCAGGATAAGAGCTGAGGCAGACATTGAAATGCCGTTGATATTCAGACCAAACCTTAACACAGGCGAAAGCGAAACTGGCATTGCCGAAGAATGAAAGGCGGTGCTAACGAATGGCATTTAACGAGGAACAGCATATCCAGCAGCTTGTCACGATGTATCGTGCAGGCTTTCGCCAAATCATTGAGCTTTTGCACAACATGGATGTCAAGAAGTTGGCTTCTGGCTCAGCTCGGTACCGAAAGCAGATTCTGCGAAATGTAGCAGGCATTTTGCAAGATATGGATAAAAATGCCGACAATTGGATCATTTCTGCAGTTGGCAGGGCATACTCAGCCTCGCTGGCAGATACAATTGTGATTTTGAACAAGTTAGGGCTATCACCTGTTCGCTCTAATTTTGCAAGGGTTCACCAGCGGGCTGTTGATGTTATTGCCCAAAATATGTCAGGGAATCTGAGGAATGCAACCCAGTTTGTTGGTCGCAGAGTGAATGATATCTTTCGCCAAGTCGCCTTGGAGCAAACCGGCGCCAAGCTGGTCACAGGTGCCAGCTGGCAGGAGATGAAAGCCAAGGTAATCCAGGAGATGCTCAACAAAGGGCAGACTGGCTTTGTGGACAAGCTTGGTAGGCAATGGCGGCTAGACAGCTATGCCGAAATGGTGGCTAGGACAACAACCAGGGAAGCCGCCAGCGTGGCCACAATTAATCAATGCTTAGAATATGGCCAGGATCTGGTGCAGATATCTACGCACTATCCAACGTGTCATCTGTGTGCGCCTTTGCAGGGCAAGGTGTTTAGCATATCGGGAAACGATAAGAGGTATCCAAAATATGGTGAAGAAGTTCGGATCCCTGTTCATCCTAATTGCCGTCACGTGTTAACCCCATATTCCCGAGAATTAGATCCGAATGCCGAGGAGACTCAAAAGTATAGTAATACTTCACTGACAAA